ATCTGGCGTATCAGGCACTGGTACTCTTGGCACGGTTACTGTCACGGGCACAGCAAATGTTAGCCCCACGGGTGTCGCAGGAACCGGAACGCTTGGTTCAGTTTCAGTCTCGGCTGACGCAAGCACTTCGGTCACTGGTGTCGCGGGCACGGGAGCGTTGGGATCGGTTACGGTTACAGGAACGGCAACCGTTAGTGTCACAGGAGTTGCTGGAACAGCAGGGCTCGGAAGCGTTACCACGATTACAAGTAACACGATTGCGGTCACAATGGATGCGCTTACTGGATCTGTTGGAACGCCTACGTTTGATGGAGATGCGAATGTTTCGGTTACAGGTGTGGAAGCGGCCTGTACAACAAGTAACGTTAATGTTTGGGGACTTATCGATGATAGCCAGACAGCAAATTGGTCAGCGGTTGATGACAGTCAAACGCCTAATTGGACAACTATTGACGACAGTCAAACACCAGATTGGAAAGAGGTAGCATAAATGGCAACTTACGTTAATGACCTAAGATTAAAAGAGATCGCCACTGGCGATGAATCGGGAACTTGGGGTACGAGTACAAATACGAATTTAGAGCTGATCGCTGAAAAATTTGGGACAGGATCGGAAGCTCTTTCAGACGCTTCTACCGCAACAATTACAATGGCTGATGGTGCTAGTGATGCATTTCGCTCGATGGCCCTTACTCTCACAGGTTCTCTTTCCCAGGCTTGTACAGTCACGTTAGCTCCAAATACTCTTTCTAATGTGTGGGTAGTCCAGAACTCTGCTGGTAATACAGTTACATTAAGTCAAGGCACAGGCGCAAATGTGGTCATACCAAACGGCGGTATCCGCATGGTGGCTACGGACGGTGCTGGTTCTGGTGCAGCAGTTACAGATGTACTCGATGTATTAGGTGGTACAGGCAACGTAGGGCTTGGTAGCGGTGCGTTTGGCACAGGGCTGACTACAGGTACAGATAACGTCGCTATTGGCGATAGCGCATTAGATGCAATCACATCAGGCACTAACAATGTAGCGGTTGGAGATAATTCTTTAGGAGGCAATACAACCGCTGACCACAATACTGCGGTGGGGGCTAATGCTGCTTTAAGTACAACTACAGGTGAATACAATACTGCGGTAGGCTCCGCTGCTTTGTACACAAACACTACGGGTGGTCAAAACACAGCCATTGGCTATAGAGCTTTGGTTACTAATGCTGCAAGCAATAATACCGCTGTGGGTGAAAAAGCATTAGAAGCAAACACCACAGGCACAGAAAATGTCGCCGTCGGAAAAGGAGCTTTAGCGGCTAATACTACTGCTAATGCTAACACTGCTGTTGGAGAAGCTGCCCTAACCGTTAATACCACGGGCGCAAGCAATACGGCAGTGGGAGAGGGGGCATTAACGGCTAACACTACGGCATCAAATAATGTTGCGGTTGGCACGTCTGCTTTAGTTGCTAACACTACAGGAGCTTCTAATGTTGCCGTGGGATATCAGGCTGGATTGGCAGTCACTACAGGCACTGAACACACTCTTATTGGATATCAAGCTGGCAAATCACTAACTGAAGGGCATTCATCTACCCTAGTTGGTTATGCAGCTGGGTCTAGCTTAACTACCGGAGGTGATAATACTTTTCTTGGAGAAGAGGCAGGTTTTTATGTCACCACAGGGGGCGACAACACTTACCTCGGTGCTAACGCAGGGCCAAACAGTGCTACATCTACAGGAAGCGAAAACACTAGTGTGGGGGCTGCTGCTTTAACTGCCCTTACTTCAGGTGATTCTAACACAGCGGTTGGATATAGAGCTTTAACTACTGTTACAACTGCTGATAGCAACACAGCAGTGGGTAAAGATGCGTTAAGACTTAATAGCACTGGAGCAGGCAATACAGCCCTTGGTTTTGGAGCTATGGACTCAAATACGACAGCTAATTACAACACCGCAGTTGGCTATGCTGCGTTGATCTCAAACACCACTGGTACTAGGAACACGGCAGTTGGATATGCAGCCTTAGACTCAAATACCACAGATACAGACAACACTGCGGTAGGCTATAACGCTTTAACTGCTGCTGCTGGTGCTTATTATTGCACTGCTGTCGGTACATTAGCTGGTGAAGACACCACAACAGGTGTAAGCAATACATTTATAGGATATGCAGCGGGACTGCAAAACACTACAGGTGCAGAAAACACAGTAGTCGGGTCGCTTGCTTTCGATGCCAATACGACTGGTAGCAACAATGTTGCCATTGGAAGACAGGCTTTAACTGCCAACACCACCGCTGATGACAATGTGGCCGTTGGCGATAACGCTATGAACGTAAACAGTACTGGAGCAGACAATACCGCTATTGGAACGCGAGCTTTGCTAGCAAATACAACAGCTAGTTACAATGTTGCAGTTGGTAAAAACGCGGGTGAATCTATAACGACTGGTGGATACAACACCATAGTTGGAAATTCTGCTGGTGCAACTGTAACAACAGGGACAGGTTTAGTGGCAGTTGGTTACGGCGCGGCAAATAATCACACTGGAACTGATGGAGTTGCTGTAGGTTATAGAGCGGCTGTTTCACACACAACGGGCACTAATCTTGTTGCAGTTGGATCCGAAGCATTAGAAGCATGCACTACTGCAAATAACAACACAGCAGTAGGATTTAGGGCAGGAGAAGATAATACTTCTGGGACTGAAAACACTTATTTTGGAGCTTATGCTGCAACCAATCTCACCACAGCGGATTACGGTACATTTATTGGATCTCAAGCGGGATCTAACAGCACACTAACTGGGGATGCCAATACCCTTGTAGGAAGAGCTGCTGGACACTATTGCTCATCCGGTCAAGAGAATACGTTTGTTGGGATGAATGCTGGATTAAATCTTTCTACTGGTTCCAACAATACTGGAGTCGGAACTTCTGCTTTAGGAAACTTAACAAGCGGTAGTACCAATGCAGTTCTTGGTCATGGTGCTGGAACTACTGGTAATCCTGGTGGAAATGTAACAACGCACAGTAATCATTTAATTGTAGGCAGCGATGCTACGACATCAGCTTATGTAAAAGTTTCTTGGACAGTAACCTCGGATGAAAGAGATAAGACTGATTTTAAAAATTTAGATGTTGGCTTGGATTTTATAAAAGCCCTTGAGCCTGTCACTTTCTATTGGGATGAACGAGCTAAATATGTAGACACTTCTGACCCTGATTGTGACTTAAATAAAGTAACCCATGATGGTACGCACAAGGGGGACAGGCTAGATATCGGCTTTAAAGCGCAAGCAGTGGAAAAACTAGAAGAAGCGGCTGGCTATAAGATAGCTGACAAAACTAATTTAACTACGACTTTAACGGCAGATGGCAAACAGTATGGTTTGAAATACGAACGATTTGTTCCTATTTTAGTTAAAGCTGTTCAAGAACTTTCAGATCAGGTAACAGATCTAAAAGAACAACTCGATAAATGTAACTGCGACTAGGAGACTAAAATGGCAGTAAAGAAAACTTTGGTTAATGCTGTTCCTTCAAACTTAGATGGCAAGGTTGTTCGTTGGAATCTTGCTATGAAGTACGAACAAGGCACTGAAGGTAAAGATGATTATTATACAAATGAAAAAAGAGTTACAGTTGAGGCTACCGTAGAAGGCTTAAACGGTTCAACTACGACTAACTTTACGCCAAAAGCAGAAGGCGAATGGACTAAAAAAGAGCTTGAAGATTTGTGTCCAACAGCTAAATGGGACGAAATATTTGCTAGCCAATATGACTCAGTAATTACGAATCCAGCTAAAGAGCCTGTTCCTGATAATGACTATGTGATTCCTAGTTAATGGATTCTCAACCTTACAGTTTTCATACGCTGCCAGCGGTATTTATGCTGGAGGCACAGCTATCTGAAAGCATGGTAGGCACACTTAACGATTACCTAGATAAGCTAATGGTCGATGAAAGTCGTGAGAGTCATGCGGGTACTTTAGTTGGGCAAATAAGTCACGGCCAGCAGCTTACAATGGATCACCTTTGCGAAGAATTGCATGACTTTAATTGGTTAATTCAAGGGTTAGCAATGGACTACGTTAAGCAGTTTTGCGCTGCATCTGGCAATCCATTAAAAGGTAAACGAGAAGTCCTTACAGATGAGTTGTGGTCAGTACACAGTTACGAGCGTGACTATAACCCAACTCACGATCACGGGACTAAAACTGTTATGGGAGTTTCTTGCACCACATGGACAAAAGTACCACAACAGATCTTAGATTTACCTACAGCGGGAACCCCAGAGTACAGTCTATATAACTCATCAGGTAGCGCAGACGGTTGCCTTGCGTTTAGTTATGGACGTAATAGTTTATTAGATGTAGAGCGGTTAGCTCCCCCGCAAAGTTTTGTAATAAAACCAGAAGTCGGGAAGTTTTTAATGTTTCCTAGCTGGTTGTCTCACATGGTTTACCCTTTTGAGGGTGAAGGAGAACGGCGCACAGTCGCTGCAAATTTGAATGTATGGAAGGTAGATGATGACGGAACAAGACACTA